GACACGGGGACCGGGAGGCAAGGTGCTCTCACCACCTTCAAGGACGTGGTGAGTTCAATCTCGGATCTCCCCCTGGTCTGCCTCGATAGCCACGTCGTGAAGGTGACAGGCGACGCCTCGGCTGGCGAGGATGACTACTACGTGAAGTTCGTCGCCGACGACGTGATTGGGACGCCGCGCGAGGACACTCTCTATCAAGGCCACTGGGAAGAGACCACGGCCTCGATGACCGAGTACACGATCGAGCAGACAACCATGCCGCACAAGATCGTGCGCGTGGTGGACACCTCCGAGCCGAGCGGCTTCCGCTTCGAGATCGTCGCGATCGACTGGGACGACAAGCTCGTCGGCGACGCCGACACGAACCCCGACCCCAGCTTCATCGGGAAGACGATCGACTCGGCGTTCTTCTGGAAGAACCGCCTCGGGTTCCTGAGCGCCGGGTCGATCCTGTTCTCCGAAGCCGGCAACTTCTTCAACTTCTTCCGGACGACAACGCTGACGGTCCCGGACAGCGATCCGATCGACGTCGAGGTCGGCACGCTGCGCGGAGAGGATCCGATCTGGGCCATCCCGCAGGGTGACAGCCTGATCGTGTTCTCCCCCTACGACCAGTTTGTCGTGGTCGGCGAGCCGCTACTCAGCCCGAAGACGATTGCGATCGCGCGAGTTGCGCACTTCGAGAGCTACCGCAAGCTGCAGCCCCTCACCACCGGGGGCTCGATCTTCTTCGCGCACAAGAGCACCGGCGCCAGCTTCTCGGAGATCAAGGAGCTGCGACGGATCGGCGACTCGGAACGCTACGACGACTTCCCTAACACTGCGCAGGTGCCGCGCTACATCGACGGGGAGGTGGACGTCATGTCGACCAACCCGAGCAACGGCGTGCTCGTGTGCAAGACCTCGAAGGCGAGCAAGCAGCACGTCCTCTACGTCTATCGCTGGTTCGACAGCGGCAACGAGCGAGTGCTCAGCTCGTGGGCCCGCTTCCGTCTCGGCGCCGGCACGGAGATGTCGACATCCGGGCAGTACGACTGCGAGGTGATCGGCTTCCAGTTCTTCGACAACGAGTTGTTCCTGTTCGTGATCCGGGACACCGATGCCGATGCCATCCCTACGCTGCCAGGAAACCAGCGCGAACTGTGCCTCGAGAAGATCGTCTTCGGCGACCAGTACACCGACGAGTTCCCTCTCCACGATTCGGACCCCACCGATCACGGCTCCGCACAGTCTCAGTACCTGACTCTCCTTGACCGTCGCATCACCGAGCAGGACTGCACGATCGACTACGACTACTCGACCCGTGAGGTGACGATCCAGCTTCCCTACACGCTGGCCGGCGACACCGGGCAATCGGACGGCGTTGCCAGGATGAAGGTGGTCAGCCGGATTGCGGCCAACGACGGAGGAACCTCGCCCGGATATCCGGCGGGCACGGGCGCGACGCCAACGGCGGAGGGGTGGGAGTTCCCGATCTCCGGCTACGCCAATGTCGACATCAGCGGCCGCAACGTGTCCGTGATCAAGATCGCCGACAACAACCAGGCGATCTGGTTGGCGCTCGGCTCACCGTCCGGCACTCCGCAGAGCACCGACGAGCGAGGACTCCGGCTGTTCATTGGCCAGACGTACGACATGGACTACGTCTTCACGCGGTTCGATCTGCAGGACATCAACGACGAGCAGATCCGCGGCATCCTGCAGACCGGGCGCTGGCAGTTGATCCGCGGGACGATCTCCTACGAGGACACGGGCTACGTCGAGGTCGAGGTCGCGCCGGCAGCCAAGAACGACGGCACGGTCGTCGCGGACCGTGACACCCACACCTATCAGGCCTCGCCGTTTGCGGCCGGGTTGCTCGAGTTCAAGCTCGGCCAGGTCAACGTGCGGTCCGGCAAGCTGAGCTTCCCTCTCCTCTCGCGGCCTGAGAACGTGAAGGTGAGCATCAAGAACAGCTCGCCATTCCCCTCCAACGTCCGCTCGATCGAGGTCGAGGGCCGTCACTTCCGCAAGGCTCGCCCGTGGCGGGGGTAGGCTACCCCGGAGGAGTCGAGGTCAGGCCGACAGAGCCGTCAGATGTGGACCGCATGGCCTACCGGCTGCGGAAGGAGGACGTCGCCGAGTGCTATGCCGGGGCCGGGCAATCGCCATGGGTCGCTCTGGAGAATGGGCGATGCCGATCGGACCCGTGTTTGACGGTTACGATGTACGGCGAGCCCTGCGCGATGTTTGGCGTCTACCCCACAAAGGAGGGGGAGATCACCAAAGGAGTTGTGTGGCTCCTCGGCACCGACGACATCCGGAAGTTCTGGCGGCTGTTCGTCCGCGAGTCGGCTCTGTGGCTGTCTCGGATCGCCGCAGGTTGCGATCTGACGTGGAATGTGGTGGACTCTCGAAACGAAGCCCACGTCCGTTGGTTACAGTGGCTCGGGTACAAATTCGTTCGAAGGCACGCAAGGTACGGACCCGAAGCGAGGCCCTTCTACGAATTCGTCCGGATCGAGTCTGAGCATGTGCACAGCCGAAGCGTTCAGCAACGCGGGACAGATCGGAGCGACGGTCTATCAGCAGAACGTCAATCAAAGGGCGCAGGAGAGATACCAGGAGCAGGTCTACCTCGCCAACAAGAGGAACGCTGACGACGCCGCGATCGTGAACTACGGGCTGCTCGCCGAGCGGACCCAGCAGGAATCCGAGCAGGCGGCGGACGCTTTGTCGCAGAGCGCGCGGGCCGCCATCGAGGCTCGGGGCACTGCCAGCGCGGCCGCGGGAGAGGCGGGGGTTGAGGGGCGGAGCGTCCAAACGATCCTCAACGACTTCGCCGTCCGAGAGTCCGAGTTCCGATTCGCGATCCAGACCAACCTCGAGAACCGGCGCCAACAGTCGATCTTCGAGGGGGAGGCCATCCGGTCCGGCCAGGCCAACCAGATCCTGAGCGCCCTGCCGCGGCCGGTGGCTGGGCCCAACTACCTCTCGGCGGCCTTCGCGTTGTTCGGCACCGCGGCCGGCGGCTACGCGCAGAACGTGCAGCGCATCCGCTCCGGCGCTGGCCCCAATGAGGCGTTCTTCGGATGAGCAACCTCGACGGCGACATCTTCAAGCGACGGCCTCGGGTCCTGACCCCTCCCCCTCCTGGCTCTCCCGGGATCCGGGTGGCGGCGCGGCCCTTGCCCAACCTGTTCGTCCGCGCCAACGCGCGCGCCCCGAACATCCAGCCGCCGATCAACTTCACGGGGCTGACACGCGGGTTTGAGGCCATCGCCGGACTCGTGAGGCAGGCCCGGGAGGACCGGCACGTCGACACGGGCAATCTGCAGCTGCTCCAGAGCATGGGGGTCAGCGAGGAGAAGCTCGACGAGATCTCCAGGGGGGAGACCTTCGCCGAGGACGCGCTGGCCGGCGAGCCGCTGAGCACCACGGACACCGGGTCGATCCTGCCGGGCAACGAGGGAGACCCCGACCCGCGGCCGGCGGAGCTCCAGAGCGTTCGGCAGAAGGTGGCCGACGCCGCGAAGGAGGGGCGAATCAGCACCGGCGAGAACCCCCTGCTGCAGGAGCAGAGCGGGGAGACGCGGGGGCTGATCAAGGCGCAGCAGATCGTCGACTCGATGATGAAGCGATTCCCCCAGTTCGGCACGTTCGAGCCGGGAGAGGACACCGACTCCCTGACGGGGGGGACAGTCATCACGCAGCAGCAGGCTCTGCAGCAGGCCCTCGAGGAGGTGAACGTCCCCGACTGGATGCGGCCGGGCAGCGACACCTACGACCGGGTGGCCGCGACCAAGGCCTGGGCGGTGGTCTACGACCGCTACCAGCAGGCCAGCCAGCAGGCCCGGGAGTCCGTGGACGAGGGTCGGCGCCGCTACTTCACCGACGTCCTGATCCCGCAGCGGATCGGTCTGGTCGCCGAGTCCGCGGTCGAGGCCATCGACAACCTGCGCGCCATGCCGCCGAGCGTCTTCAACACGCCGGAGGCCATGGCCGTCAAGATCGAGCAGATGCAGGGGGAGCTCTCCGAGCGCATCTCGAACACGATCGAGCAGATGGTCTACAAGACCGGGATCGTGAAGAAGGGCGAGCGCGAGAGCGACTTCGTGGTCGCCGCGATGCTGGCGCCGCTCAACAAGGTCCTGGCCGACCCGGACATGGACCCGCTCGACAAGGCCGACCAGGTCCGCACCATGGTCGAGTTGTTCGGCGGCGTGCGGCTGGGGAAGGTGAAGGCCAGGGAGGACAACTCCTGGGTCCAGGGCTTCGAGACCCAGGCCCTCAACAAGGTCTCGGCTCTCGAGCGCCAGGCCAACGAGGGGCTCGGCGCCGCCGGCACCCGCGGGCTCAACCGCAACATGACGCGGCTCCTGGGCAAGTTCTACGAGCAGGCCGACCAGATCCCGACCGACGACGACCCGGACAACGCGGCGCAGTTCGAGAAGCTGCTCTCGGACTTCGGTGAGCAGATGAGCGACCGGGACGGGATCCGGCAGATCCTCGGCCAGCGCCGGCCGGTGACCGCGGAGCAGCAGCGCCAGTTGTTCAACACGGCCCGCGAGCACGCCGAGGCCTACATCCGCAACCGCTCCGAGAGCTTCCCGACCGAGGCCTCCCGTGGGCAGGAAATTCTCCGCATCCTCCACTCGGAGGGGGTCGACGCCGCGGCCGCCGCGCTGCGGGAGGCCGAGCGCGGGGGCATCGTCAACCAACTGGGCCCGGTGGCCCGCGGGATCCAGGCGCAGATCGACTCCTTCGAGGACATCCGGGAGTTCACCGGACCAGGGTCAGCGCAGCAGGCCGCGACGCAGGGGATCGACTCGCTCATTCAGGGACTGCTGACGCCGCCTCGGGAGGGCGCCGAGCAACGCTTCGCCATGGGCCCGGCCGCCAGCCGGGAGATGCTGCAGATCCTGCAGGACGCCCGCCTGGACTTCGTGGCCGGCTACGCCGACGAGGCCCGCAAGGCCAAGCTCGAGGAGGACAGCGACGCCGCGGTCGAGGCCCGGCTGCGCACCTACGTCCGCGAGCACCGCGCGGACCTCGAGCCGGCGATGCAGCGATGGGAGCAACTCTCGAACGAGCGGCAGGACATCCGCGACAAGATCGAGACCGCGACCCTGGAGTACCGCTCGGTCACCCCGGAGACCGTCGAGCAGGTGCAGCGTCTGTGGGGCCGTGCCGCCGCGCGCGAGCTCGTCAGCGCCAACCGCGCCAGGACCCAGGAGCTCCACCGGGTTCCGGGGACCGCGCTGCAGGTGGCCGAGGGCCAGATCCGCGCCGCGGTGCGGGCGGCCTACGCCAGCAACGAAGCTCTGCGGGGGATCGCCGACGTCAACAGCACCGAGGGGCAGGCGCGGATCGGCCTGATCACCGCCGAGCAGATCGGGGAGTTGACCGGGCACCTCCGCGCGGTGCGGCGTCGCATCACCCAGACCGGCGACCTCAACGCCCCGCTGACGCTCGAGGACGAGGTGCTCGCCAAGACCCGGGAGATCCTGACGACGCTCTCGAGCCCCATCGACGAGAACAGCCCGATCGTCCAGGTGGCCAAGGAAGACCTCTTCGAGAGGGTCAAGCAGAGCGCGGCCGGGGTCCACGCAAGCCTGAGTGCCGGCACCGAGGGCAAGGTGCGCGACGGCTTCGCCGAGCTCCAGAACCAGCTCCCCACCTCGGCGCTCGAGTTCGGACTGGGCGACGTGCTCGAGGCCAGCCAGGACCTGGCGATCCATCGCTTGGTCCGCGGCGACGAGAACCGGCCGCTGCTGCCCGGTGCCCAACGCCCGCCGGGCCTGCCGGCCGGGGCCAGCGACGCCGATGGGCCTCGGGACCGGCTGCGCTTCCGGCGCAACGAGGCCGCGACGGCCGCCATGAACCGGCTCGAGGCCACACCCCGCGACAAGCCCGACCGGGATTCGATCGCCCTGTCGATCCGTCGACTCTCCGGCAGCATCTCGGTCGGCGAGATCCTCGGCGGCAAGATCCAGACGCCGGGCCAGGTCGGTGAGACGATCGACTTCGCCAACGTCCGCGAGCAGATCGACCCGCTGACGACGCTGTTCTTCAACCCGCAGATCTCCGAGAAGCAGTTCGCCGGGGAGATCGAGGCGCTGGCCAACGACCGGAAGAAGCTCTCCGAGTTCATGAAGAAGGTCGGCTATCCGCTCGACCTGAGCACGCAGCCGCCGCCCAACCAGGGCAAGCTGGTGAAGCCACTGCTGGGCACGACAGCCCCTGACGGTCGCCGCATCGAAGGTCAACTCGACCTGTTCATCCGGCGCCAGAAGCAGCTCCGACGGATCCACTGATGCCGAACCCGACGCCATCGTTCCTCACCTTCTACGAGTCGCTACCGGTCAGCGAGGAACTCGTCGAGTCCCCGGAGGACAAGGAAAAGCGCGAGGAGCGCCAGCGCCTCGAGCAGCAGGGCGAGTCGATCTTCAGCTTCACCGACCTTCTCGCGGCTCCGTTCCGCGGCGCCGAGGGCGTGGTCGAGAGCATCTACAACCTCGCCGACGCGGCCGACAACGCGCTCTTCGACATCCTGCCGGAGTACGGCGAACGAGTGCTGGGCCGCAGCAGCTCGACGGTGGGCCACCTCACCGAGTCGATCTCGCAGTTCCTGATCCCGTTCATCCCGGTGGTTGGCTGGATCGGTCGCGGCGCCAAGCTGGGGGGAGGCGTCTCGGTGCCGGGGCTGCGCGGACTGAGCAGGCTGCAGCAGGCCAAGGCCCTGACCGCAGGTAGGCCTGGTCTGTCGGCCGGTCTTGCGTTCGGCGCGGACACGGTAGCCGGTGCGGCCGTCGACTTCTTCGCCTTCGATGCGCACGAGGGCCGGCTTGCCGACTTGCTGCAGACGGTGCCGGCGCTCGAGGGCCCCGTCCTCGACTTCCTGGCATCCGACCCCGAGAGCGGCGAGGCCGAGGACCGCTTCAAGAACGTGCTCGAAGGGATCGGCCTGTCGGCGATCTCGTTCGGTTTGTTCCGCGCGCTGCAGGGGATGAGCCGAGCGCGGGGCGCGCGCAACGCCGGCGGCGCCGACGAGGCCGTGGCCAAGCACTACGACGAAGCGGCCGAGGACATCCGTACCAACCTCTCGGAAGCCAACGACGAGGTGCAGAACGCGATCGACGAGGCCGAGGCAGTCGGCAGGAACGAGCACCCCTTCCTGGAGAGCGGCGAGGAGATCGACGGCTTCCCGGTCTACGAGGCGGAGATCGACGGCCAGTTGTTCTCGGTGGTCTCGAAGAAGGGCGCGAAGGCGAGGCGCCGGGCTTTCTACGAGGTCGACGGCAACGAGCCCTTGGGCGCCGATCTGCAGGACGCCTTCGAGGAGTTGGGGGCCAGGAAGCGAGCAGGGGAGCCAGCGCGCGAGGTCGAGCTCGCCCCCGATGACTTGGCAGAGGGCAACATCCTGTTCGACACGGCGAAGTTCAACAAGACCGTGAAGGACATCGCGGAGCGCGACCCGCTGATTGACGGCTCGAACCCGCGCACGCTCGAGGAGGTCGACCGCGTCCTCGCCGACATCTCGACGAAGGATCTCAACCTGTCCAGCATCCCGGGCAGCATCGAGGCCAGCACGATCCGCGTCGTCGAGGGCCGGATTCGCGCGCTGACGAAGCCGCTCCTCCGCCGCAAGGGCAACGCGGAGTTCCTGAAGAAGGCACAGCAGGACGTCGCCGACTTGCTGGACATGCCGCACCAGAGCTACGACACGTTGATCAACGCCGAGTTGCGCACCGCCGACGACATGATCGCGCGCACCCTGGCGCACAAGGTGATCATGCGCTCGATGACGAAGGAGCACGTCTCCGTCGTGGCCGAGATCGGGCGCGTGCTCGACGAGGGCAAGGAGGTCCCGGCTAACCTGCTGGCGCGGTTCCTCAACGTCGACCGCAAGCTCGACATGGCGACGCGGGCAGCGACGGGCCTGAAGGCGGCACAGGGGCGCGCACTGCAGACCGGCAAGATCCCGCTGATGACGACGGCCAAGCTCGACGTCATGATCCACGAGGCCGGCGGCAAGGCGCGGCTCCGCGACCTGGTCAGCCGGCTGCGCCAGACCTACGGCGAGGGCAACCCGAGCGAGATCGCCGGCTACCTGAAGTCGGCCGGGCATCTCCGCAAGAGCGGCAAGATGGAGATGCTGACCGAGTACTGGATCAACTCGATCCTGTTCGGCGGGCGCACCCAGACCGTCAACATGCTCGGCGGCCTGATGCTCAACGTCTACCAGCCGTTCGAGCGGATGATGGGCGCGACTCTGGTTGGAAGTCTCCCCGGAGCTCGTCAAGCGGTCGGGCAACTGGCGGGCCTGTTCATGTCGTTCCGCGAGAGCATGAAGGCCGGCAAGCGCGCCTTCTTCGATCGCAGCCAGCAGCTGCTTCCCGACAACCGGACGTTCGACGAGTTTGCCAAGAGCGACCGGGCCCTGACCGCGGAGAACATGGGACTCGTCGGGACGTGGGCCGAGGGGATCGCCAACTTCGCCGGCAAGGTCATGACGCTGCCGAGCGCGATGCTGACCGGGGTCGACACGTTCAACAAGAACCTGGCGTTTCGCGCGGTCGGCTACTCCCGCTTCTCCGAGGAGGCCTTCGAGAAGGGGCTGCGCGGTGGCGAGGCCGCAAACTACGTGCACCAGCGGATGCAGGACCTCTTCGTCGAAAACCAGGCGCTGACCGAGGTCACCCTGCGCAAGCGATTCGAGGCCGAGGCCCGCGCGCCGGGTGCGGTCGACGAGACCGGTCGCCCGTTCCTCGACAACGGCGACATCGAAGACTTCGCGGTGCGCAAGTCGCAAGCGTTCTTCAAGACCGACGAGGGCAGCATCCTCAAGCAGATCTCCGACACCGGGATCGAGGAGGCCGAGGAGACCACCCTCACCAAGAAGCTAGGCACTCGCGAGGTTCTTGGCCCAGTCGAGAGGCTGACGGTCAGCTACCAGCAATTCGTTGGCAAGCACCCCTTCATGCGCCTGCTGACGCCGTTCATCCAGACGCCGTTCAACATTCTGAAGTACGCCTCGGACCGAACGGCTGATCCGCTTCTGGCGATCGGCCCGACGCTACGCAAGTTCGCGGCGCCGGCCACGGCTCCGGCACTCGGAGACGCCAACAACCGGTTGCTGCGGGACCTGGCTGCCGGCGGGCGACGTCGGGAGCAGGCGGCTGGCCGGTTGATCACCGGCATCGGCGGCATGACGACGTTCATGTCGCTGGCCAACGCGGGCACCATCACCGGTGCGGGCCCCCGCGACAGGGAGCAGAAGCGACTGCTCGAAGACACCGGGTGGCTCCCCTACTCGATCAAGATCGGCGACAACTACGTCCAGTACCTCCGCATGGATCCGTTCGCGACCATGCTGGGTATCGCCGCGGACCTGATGACGATCGGGCGCTACGCCCCGCAGGACGACACAGGAATCGTCGAGGACGCGGTGACCGCCCTCGGCGTCTCGCTGGCGAAGAACGTCGCATCCAAGACCTACATGGTGGGCCTGCGCGACGTCATGAACGCATTCTCGGACCCCGAGGTCGCGTTCCCGCGGCTGCTGCAGCGTTACGCCGGCAGCCTCGTCCCGCAACTCCCCGCGCAGATCGCTTCTGCTGGCGCGTCCCTGATCACGGGCTCGGGACCAGGTGCCGTGGACCAGACGATGCGCGACGTGCGCGGCATGGTCGACGCGGCCCTCAACCGCATCCCCTACTACGGCGCCGAGCTCGACCCGGTGCGCAACTTCCTCGGCCAGCCAATCCGCAGGATGGAGTCCCTCGGCGGTGGAAGCGACGGGGCGGTCGGCCAGGTCATGAACATGTTCGTGCCGATCATGTACTCGCACACGACGGACGACCTCCTCGCCAAGGAACTCGCCGGCCTCGAGCACGCCTTCCAGCCGCCGGTCGCCAAGCTCGGTCCGATCGACCTTCGCACGTTCCGCAACAGCAAGGGCCAGTCGGCCTATGACCGCTCGCTGGAGCTCCGCGGCGACGTCCTGATCGGCGGGCAAGACCTTCGGCGCGCGCTGCGCGAGGTGGTCCGAAGCCCCGAGTACAAGGCCATGCCCGAGCAGGCCACGCTCGGCATCCCGACCCCGAGGATCGACCTGATCAACCGCGTCGTCTACCGCTACCACCTCGAAGCCATGTCTCGGACGCGGCGCGAGTTCCCGCAGCTCGAGCGCGCCATCCAGACCGTGAAGCGTCAGGAGCGGATCGCCCGACTGGGTCGCAACTGATGGTCATCCTCGGCGACAGCAACCCGAACCAGCAGACGTCGTACGACGGCGACGGGTCGACGAGCAGTTTCGACATCGACTTCGACTACCAGCGATCGGCCGACATCCTCGTTCGCGTCTACAACGATTCGACCGACCTCTGGGAGACGATGACGCTGGACGTGGACTACACAATCCCCAGCGACGGCAACACGATCGAGTTCGTCACCGGATCAATTCCCGCGTCGGGGGCTGGCAACGTCGAACTCCGCCGGCAGACGCCTCGCGATGTAGCCAACCTGCCGACCAACCTATGGCACGCACCTGGTCCGGGCGGACTACCTGAGGGGCACAATCTCGAGGCCTTTCAGCGGGCCATGCTCATCGCGCAGGAACTCGAGGACCAGCAGATCGACGGCGTCTACTGGCTCTACGCCCGCAACTGGGCCAATGGGATCACGTCCGCCAACGTCAGCACGCCGTACCCGGTGAACACGGCGGTCATCCATATGGGAGTACACATCCCGAGCACCTTCAGGCGACTCTGGGTTACTCACTACCATCAAGACGCGAGTCCACCGACCGACTGGGCGCTGTCCTTTAACACGCGCCCTGCCGCTGGCTCTACCCAATACACCAGAGCGTACTACCCCCTCACTTTCGGCGGCTCTCTCGTCAGTACCTCCGAGGCAGGGGCATGGCTGGAGACCACGTCGCCTTTTGCGGAGACCGAGATCGACGTGGACCCAGGCCAGCAGTGGTATCTGCAGTGCACCGGCAGCTCACTTGACAAGTTGCACATGCTCGTCGGGGTTGGCTACCAAAGGAGGGTCTGATGGCTATGGAGCTCGAGATCTTGGGAGACGCCTACAACCTCCTGGAGGCCCTCCTCCAGCATCCCAATCCGAACATCGCCGCCGCGGCGGCGAAGGAGCTTCGGGCCTACCACCTTCACCCATCGGAGGTCCGGTCTACGATGGCGACTGTGGCTGATGAGCAGGCGCCGTCCCCCGAACGCTTGCGCGCGATCGCAGAACTGGGGACCATGATGAGATCGACGGGAGCTTGATATGGCAGACGCAGGTAAGAACGCGATCACGACCAACAGCGGCGACGGCAGCACGACGCAGTTCCTGGTGGGGTTCTCGTTCCTCGACATCACCCACATCCAGGTCACCGTCGACGGAAGCGTTCAATCTCTCAACTCCGACTACGAGATCGACACGAGCGGCGCCTACGTCAACTTCACAATCGCGCCGGGAACGGGAACGGACAACATCGTGTTCACGCGCGTGACCCCACACTCGACGCTGTTCGTCGATTTCGCCAACGGCGCAACCGTCACCGACGTCAATCTCGACCAGGCCATGCTGCAGTCGATCTACTACACCGAAGAGGTGGAGGACCAAATCTGATGCTCGTCACCCGATCACTCGACGCGGTCTCCGCTGGCGCGGCGGCCACCAACGGCACGGTCGCCAAGGCTTCCGGCCACCACCCGCCGTACGTGGAGACGGCGACGATCTATATCCAGGCTTCCGACGACCCGACGGCAGAGGCCCTGGCCATCGTCATTGAGTCGCGGCCCGGGCCCGATTGCGACTGGCTCGTCGAATCGACCTTCGCCGGCGCCATCACCGCCGAGGGCTGGTCACAGTCGACCGACCCGGGGGGCAGCGGCGCTTGGATCGCCAAGACCACCGTCGCCGGGGCGCCCCAGATTCGGGCTCGCACCATCCAGTCCGGTGGTTCCACCAACGTCCTCGACGTCTTCATCGTCACATGATCACCGACGAAGAAGAGGCGGATCTCTCCAGCCAGTCGATCGGTGCGAAGACCGACAAGCTCCGGCACCGGCTGCTGGAGAAATGCCTGCACATGCTCGAGAGCGGAACCCTCGAGTTGGCGCAGATGAAGTTCTGCCGCGACGTCATCAAGGAGATGGAGGACTACACGCCCTCCATCCCTGAGGAAGCTCCGGAACGGACCCTACCTTTCGCCGACCGCACGATCACCGGTTGATCCCATGGCACAACTACCCCCAGCAAGCGAGCTTCTCGCCGTGCGTCAACGAGAGATGCACGCGCAGGCTCTCCACCAGGCGAAGATGCAGGCCCGGCACGACTACCTCGTGTCCGTGCGGATGCAATCGGCCTCAACGATCCTCAACGGCCTTCTCTCCTCGGGCCGCGAGGAGCCGGTCGAGTTGAAGGTCGAGTCGGCGCTCGCCATGGCGGACGAGTTGCTGAGACGCTGCGGCATCGAGGCCCAGGTTGAGCGAAAGCCAACGTAAGTCGGACACCCGGCTCTCGGACTTCCGCAACTTCCTGTATCTGGCCTGGGAGACGCTCGGGCTGCCCGAGCCGACGGACACGCAGTACGACGTCGCCTACCAGATGCAGCACGGTCCCAACCGGCTCGTGCTCGAGTGCTGGCGCGGGTTCGGCAAGAGCTGGATCGCCGCGGCGTTCGGCGTCTGGTCCGTGAGGGAGGATCTCGACACCAAGGTCCTCCCCCTCTCCGGAGCGAAGAAGCGCGCAGACGACCAGGCTCAGTTCATGTTCCAGATGATCTCGTCGATGGACGAGACCAAGCACATGATCCCGACGCGAGCGCAGCGATCCTCGGCGATCGAGTTCGACGTCCGGGGCTGCCGGCCGGCCGCGGCGCCGTCGGTGCGCTCGCTGGGCATCCTGTCTTCGATCCTGCAGGGCTCGCGCGCCAACATCATCATCCCCGACGACATCGAGACGAAGAAGAACAGTCAGACGCCGCTGATGCGCGAGCGCGTGTTCGAGGCGACGAAGGAGCTTGGCGGCGCCATCCTCGTCCCCGGTCCGTTCGAGCGAGTGATCTACCTCGGCACGCCGCAGATCGAGGAGAGCCTCTACCACCGCCTCCCCGACCGCGGCTATACGATCATGATCTACCCGGCGCGCTACCCGCTGCCCGAGGAGATCGAGAACTACGAGGGCCGGCTCGCGCCATTCATCACGAACAAGCTGAAGGCCAACCCGTCCCTGGCCGGATCCCCTGTTGATCCTGCTCGCTTTGGCGAGGACGTGCTCCGCCGGCGCGAGATCGAGTACGGCAAGCTCGGCTTCGAGCTGCAGTTCATGCTCCGCCAGAAGCTGACGCAGCTCGAGCAGTTCCCCATCCGACTGAGCGACCTGATCACGATGGAACTCGACCACGACAACGGCCCCGAACGCCTGATCTGGGACGACTCGTCAGAGACGCAGATTGACAAGAACAAGCTGCCGATGGTCGGCTTCAGCTACGACTGCTACCGGGAGCCGGCGGCAATCCTTGGCGACATGGTCCCATACCAGCAGGCCGTGATGGGCGTGGACCCCTCGGGCCGTGGCCGCGACGAACTCGCCTACTCGATCGTCAAGTTCCTGAACGGGCAGGCGTTCCTGCTCGACGTCGGCGGCTACCTCGGCGGCTACACCCCCCAGACGATGCAGCGGCTCGCCAACGCGGCGAAGAAGTGGAACGTCCAGACCGTGGTGGTGGAGGACAACTTCGGCGACGGGATGTTCACGACGCTGTTCGGCCAGCACTTGCGCGCGGCATACCCGGGTTGTGGTCTCGTCGACGTGCACAACAGTGGAGTGAAGGACTACCGCCTCGTCGACGGTCTGGAGCCGGTCATCTCGGCGCACCGGCTGGTCGTCTCGAAGGAGGTCATCCGCAAGGACTACAACACCGCGCAGGAGCGGGCTGGTGACGGCTCGACCAACTTCCAGTTGTTCTACCAACTGACGCGGCTGCGCAAGGAGGCAAAGTCGCTGCCTCACTACGACCGCATCGAGTCGCTACACATCGCGCTGCGCCACTTCGAGGGATTGCTTGGCAAGGACCCGAGTCACGAGATGGAGAAGCGGAAGACTCGGGATTTCGACGACGAGCTTCGCGACTTCCGCAACAATGTCTTCGGTAGATCTTGCACTCTCACCGGCGGCGCGAAGCCTCGGCGGAGTGCGAGTTGGTTCAACTGACGAGAGGAAAGAACGATGGACAAGGAACTCCAGACGCTGGTCGACAAGGTGCTCGAGTTGTGGCACGTCGGCCGTGCCCGTGCTACCCGGCCGGTGCAGTTCGGCCAGGCGATGCGTGACCTGATCGCGCACCGTCGCAAGATGCGACAGGAGGAACGAGCGGAGGCGGCGGACCAGGAGCCCGAGAAGGCTGCCGCCGCGCCGGCCCCAAAAGACCCGGCGCCCTCCGAAGTTTCCCAGCCCGATTCTGATCGGGTGACGTCGGAACAGGGCGCTAGCAAGGAACCTTCGATGAAGGAACTCGCGCAGGAAGCGGCGAAGGCTCAGAAGAAGAAGGGCAAAAAGGACTGGGCCGACAACCTTGCGCCGAAGGAGTGAGCGCGCTACAACCGCCTGAATGAGTTGTGGGGACTCAAGTCGGTTGGACCGCGAGGGAAACCTCGTCACCAGCAAAGCGCAGAGTCCCCACTTTGCCATGGCCCCCGGTCTGCTTGCGGATCGGGGGCCTTTTCGTGAAGAGGAGGCCAGAGAGATGGGGACTCAGTCCTACGGCGAGATCAACGCGGATCGGCTGAGGCAGATACGGCCGATGTCGAACGAGGAGATTCAGATTCGCATGGGCAGTCGGAAGCTGGACGTGTTCGAGCTCCAACTGATCGCGCGGGTGCGTCGGATCCTTGCGGGTCGGCGTGCGAAGCGTGCGGGAGCGTGCCCGGAGTGCGGGAGGGAGATGGCATGAGCGACATGAAAGGGTTTCGGTTGAAACCGCCGCTGTATCAGGTGCAGCCGGATGGCACCTACAAGATCGTCGATGAGCCCACGCTACACGACCGCGTCGCGATGCACGCGTTGGAGGGGTTGCTGGCTGCGGGCCATCTGGACCCGTTCTCTGGCGACATCGACGGGGTGGTCAAGGACCGGCGCACTTGCATCGGTCAAGCCATGCGCATCGCCGACGCCTACATGGCCGAGAAGGCGCGGAGGGAGGCGGGCGATGACCGAATCTGAGCCGGAAGTCGACCGAGATCCCGTCGAGTCCCTGCGGTGGATCGCTGGCAGCAGCGGCACCGATATCACGGTTTGGAAGCAGGACGTTATTGATGTCCTCGCGCAGCTCGACGCCGAGGTGCGCGCCCGCAAGGCGGCGGAGGAGCGGGGTATGGCGTATGCCGACGGCCGAGCATGGCGAGACGAGTTGATCGCCGAGCTGCGCGGGCGGCTGGAGGCGGCGGATCGACTAGCCGAGGCAGTGAAGAATACGCGACCGCGCACGGTCGGCTATCTAAGAGATCGCCACCAACCTGGAGGGCAGATGCTCCCCGAAGAAGAGAGGGCGTTGATGCTTGCCCTCCTCGCTTATGGGGAGCGCAAGCCCAGCAGCGAGGAGGCCGACGATGCTCAAGGGTGAGCACAACGGCCGACGCGCGGGAGGCGGTCGCGGTCTCTATGATTACGGGCGCGTGGTCGACAGCAAGGGCAACAACATCACGATCCGCACGAGCAGCTCGGCGGAGGGTCCGGCGGTCTGGTTGTTCACCAAGGATCGCGAAGGGCGAGACCATGAGAACGGGATCGTCGGCTACCCCGACGGCGTATCCGTCGTGACTCCACACCTGAGCGTCCGCGACGCCAAGCGACTGATCGAAGTCCTGCAACGATTCGTCAGGGATGCCGACGATGCCGAGTGAACTGACCGGGCGCGCCTTGGACGCATGGCTCGCCGAGCACGCGATGGGGTGGGTCTACAAGCCGATCGCAGATAGCGGCAAGAAGACTCCTTTCCCGTGGTCGCATCCGAGTGAACCCAACCGCGTGTTCCCCCTCGGTGCTCTGCCCCACTACTCCACCGACTGGCGCGCCGCGGGCGAGCTGGTGGAGGCGATGCGGAAGCGGGAGTGGGTGTTGGATCTCTACAGTCCACGCACGGGAGCGGATGCTTGGGAGGCAGCGTTTCAGAATCGGCGATGTGGAGAGAGTGCCGAAGCCGACACCCCGTGCCTCGCCATCGCGCTCGCCGCCCACGCGGCGCTGGGGGGTGAGTGATGGCGGAACATCCAGTCAAGGCGTGGGACACGGCCGGGAAGCTACTCACCCGCGAAGAGTCGTGGAGAGGCTGCGCCGAGGCGTCCAAGCACGTCCAGCGCAAGGACGGCTCGGTCAACTGGCGCGCTGCGTTCTACGCTGACCCCGGGCTTAAGAAGTGTCCGGCTTGCGACCGCTACCTGTGGAACGAGGGCGCTCGAATGGAGTGTCCCTGCGGCCACATCGTGGGGGGATCGTGACCATCACCATCCCAACGTGGCTCCTGTGGGTCGTCGGTGTCCCCGTCGCCATCGTCTTGGCGTTCTGCTTGATCTGCGGCCTCATCGTTGTCTTCGGCAAGTGGGAGGTATGGCGATGACCACCTACGCCCCGCCGATGCCCTGGCCG